TATGGCGAAGCTCCTACAGCCTTTGAACACGATCCCAGAAAATCCGCCCATGCGACACACGGAACGCGACGTGTGGCCTGAGTGGTGTAGCTCCATGGCTCAGGCTGCCGCCGTGATGGGCATTCCCAAGGCGCGGTTGAAAGCAGTGAAGGAGCGTGGTGGCGACGGCTTTGAGAACTCCCGCGTGAACCCTCGGCGCGTTGCTGCATGGATGGACGCGCAGGCGACGGAAATCTGGGAGGCGCCGGAAGAGGTGGCGGACGACGCGCCAAAACCTAAGCGCGACCTCAAGGGTGAGATTGACGACCTGGACGAAATGCTCCGTCAGGTTGACCGGCTGGCCATGGACGCCTTCCGCACTGGCGGCGTGCAAATCGGTCTCGAGCTTGCAGCGCAACGCGGAAGCCTCGCCAAGCAACGCAACGACGCCATGGTGCAACTCCGCCGTCAGGGTCGCACCGAGGACGACAGCATACCACGCAGCGAGTTTGAACGCCTTTGCCGAGGTCTAGCCATCAACGCCGCCCACGGGTTGCAACGCATCACGGACGACGTAACGCGGAAGCTGAAGGGTGTTTCCGATCCTGTTGAGATCCACGCCATCCTGACGGACGCCATGGTTGCCGGTCCTTACCTGTCAGCGTTTGAGCAAACAGCAGCGAGCGAAGTGGAGCACGGGTTGCCGGACTGGGCAGTGCGTGCTCTCAAGTCCTCCATGGAAGGCATGGTTGAATGAAACGCTGGGCCGGAACGCTGACGCACGCGGAGCGGTTCATTGCCTTGGATGGCCGTCCATTCCGCCGCGAGGATTGGCCTATGATGATCGAGCCTGCCGCCGCGCTGGATAACGGCATGGGCAAGACGACGATCCTCATGATGCCACCGCAACGCGGAAAGACGCTCCTAGCCCAGCTTCGAGTCCTTCGCAATCTAGCCATCGAGCCGCGGCGTCAACTCTGGTACAGCAAGACGGCGACGGATGCGCGGTCGGTGTCAGACACCAAGCTGAAACCGCTCCTTGAATCCACGCCGTCGGTCCAGTGGACGCGCTACACAGACCCGGACAAGCGCGGGCGCAACATGATGTTCCGCTTCCACAACGCGCCTCTTGAGATGCTTTCCGCGGACGTTGTGGCCCATCGAAATTCCAGGTCCGCCCGCGAGATCGTGATGGACGAGGCGTGGCAATACCAACCTCGCGCAATCGCTGAAATCATGATGCGCGCCGACAGCTTCGACTTCCTTCGCCAGGCCGTGATCCCGACGACGGCGCCCGACAAAGGCCATGACCTGGACGTGCTGTGGGAAACGTCCACGCGTCACGATTGGCAAATGGTTTGCCCACATTGCTCTTCCTTCTTCGTGCCGGATTGGTCAGACAGGATCCTTGAGTGGGACCGCATCACGGACGAGTCGGGACGGTATCAGGTGGAGCCGAGCGCGCAGACGTGCCGAATGATTCCGCCGTGTTGCCAGACGCCGATTCACTGGAGCCTTGAGATACAACGGAAGATGAACGACCGAAGCCGTGGAGCTGGCTACATTCAGCGCAACCCGACGCCCAATCCGTCCGTTGTTGGCTATCGGTTCAACAGCTTGGCAACCGACGACTGGCGGCAAGTGTGCGCGCTTTGGTTGCAGGCTCAAAACGCGCTGCGCAACGGTGATTCCGAATTGCTGCGCGAGTTCATCATCAAGCGCGCCATGCAGCCTTACGACTCGTCACGGCAGGCGCGTGTGATGGACAAGCCGATTGAAGTTGGACCGTACATCCTTGGCGCACCGTGGACGGATGAGGCAATCGACAGCAACGGAAACCCGTGGCGATTCGCAACGATTGACGTTCAACGCAATCACTTCTGGGGGATTGTGCGACAATGGTCTGCGGATGGGCGCTCTAGGTTGGTTGCGCGGGCGAAGTTATTGACGCGTCAGGAGGTTCAACAGTTCTGCCAAGACCACGGCGTGCTTCACGGCCAATGGATGGAGGAGCGTCTACCGTTTGGTGAGCTTGTCCTAACGGCGGACTCTCGCGTGTTCCTCGACTCGAAATACCACACAAGCGAAGTCTTGGAAATCTGCGCGCAATACGGGTTCCACTGCGTGAACTCCTACAAGCGAAACGCGTTCAAGCATAACGACGGAACATGGCACATGCACGACGAGGGCCGGCTTCTGGACCCGTTCTCGGGCAAGAAATACGACGGCATTCCAAAGCGCGTTCGCCAATGGTTCTTTGTGGCTGATGCGGCCAAGGACCGCATGGAAATCCTACGCTCCACGACAGGACCGGACGACCTGCCGATGTGGACGGCCTCGGAGGATTGCGGCGACGAGTACAAGGCGCAGATGGCGGCGGAGGCTAAGGTGAAGGTTTTTGGCGCCGACAACGTGAGCTTTGAGTGGCGATGGAAGCGCATACAGTCGGACAACCATTACTTTGACTGCGAGACGATGCAGATCCTAGCTGCGACAATGGCCGGGTTTCTAAACGCCGAGGCCATCAACAAATAACTTGCATCCAGCACGCTCCGGTTAGGGTTGGCGCTAACTGATGGCGCAAACCGTCCAACACGGACCTTACTACGGCTTCACCGCTGCCGAGCTTGAAACAGAGCTTGAGCGGTACAAAGCCGCCGTGAAAAAGGCCACGCACGGGCCGGGCGGGATCCAGTCTGCGTCTATCAATGGCCGCTCATTCTCCTACGGCAACGGTCGCGGTTGGTCGCTTGAAGAGTGGCAGGCGGAGATCCAAGACGCCCAAGCGCAGGTAGATAACTGCGTAACAGCAACCTCAACCTCAACCGTTTACGCCGCACGATGAGTCGCCGTGCTGCCAAACGTAATCGGGTTGTAATGGCGTCCACATCGGATCTTGTGCCGCCCGCTGGCGGATCATTTGGCGCTTCGACCGGCCTATATCCCGACCCGCAGGAGAGCGGGCAACGTGGCTGGCGTCCAACACTCAACAAGGACGCGACGGAGTTCCTGAAGCAGCATCGGCACGCCGCGATGATTTCAGACGGCCGCTATATCTACAGCGGCTCCGGGATGGTTTCTGGCGCTGTCCGCAAGCTGGCCAACTACGTCGTTGGAGCTGCATGGGCACCGCTCTACATCGGCGCAGACGACCGATTCCGCGCCTCTACAAAGCCGCTTCTGGCGCGTTGGGCTAACCTGTGCGACGTGCGCGGCGGAGTGTACGACTGGCGCATGGGCTTGCGTCTCGCATCGCTTTGCATGGACCGGGACGGCGACGTGTTCGCCATCAAGCGCATTACGCCAGAGGGATCTCCGCGCATCCAGTGGCTAGAGGCGCATCGGGTGGGCAGTCCGACGCTTGGCTATTCAGGAGTCCAGACGGTCCCCAAAAACCCTGAAACCGCAGGCTACGAAGGTCGCTTTGTGTCCGCTGGCGTCATCATGGACGATGACATGAAGCCGGTTGGGTACAACATTCTCCCGCCGTCCGCAGACCGTTACACGAATCACAAGTGGAACATTTTCCCCGCTTCGGATGTCGTTCACTTCTTCGATCCTGAATGGCATTCACAGGCCCGCGGGATCCCTTCCGTGATTCGTGCCGTGCTGGATTGGTACGACCTGGGCGAGACCCGCGAGGCTGAAAAAATCGGCATCAAGGCGCGATCCTCCATCGCCTACGTCGAGAAGAACGATAGTGGGCGCGCTCCCGCTTCTGCCCTTGGCGGAGGCAATCGCAACACCAGCGCGGAGCCGCAAACGCAAACAATTGCCCGCGGCTTGATTCGCTACATCAAGGCATCCGGCGAAATCACCAGCCTGGACAACAACAAGCCTGGAGAGGCGTGGCAAAACTTCATGGAGTACATCACCCGTGGAGCATTCGCAGGCATGGACCTCCCGTATGAGTTCGCGTGGGACGCATCCAAGCTGAACGGCACAAGCGTTCGCTCTATGGTTGGCCAGGTTCAACGCGCTGTGGACAACCGCATTGCCGTCATGCACAAGCCGGCGATGACGCTCCTGCAATGGGCGGTCGCGGTCTACATGAGCCGCGGCTATATCCCATTCGCGGAAGATTGGTGGAACTGGGATTTCAGCACGCCGCCTAAGTTCTCAGTGGACATCGGGCGCGATAGCCAGAACCGCCGCGAGGATTTCAACGTCGGCATCCGCACACTTTCAGACATCGTTGGCGAAGACGGCGGAGACGTGGAAAGCCATTGCCGCGCACGCGCAAGCGATTACCTGACGGCGCAGAAGGTGGCGGAGGAAATGAAGGTTCCTTTCTCGGCCATAATCAACCCGTCAGGAACATTTGGCGACACCGCCGACGCTGCGGTTTTGGAAGCCGCGCAAACAATCCAGCAAGCTCAGGAGGAGCAACCTTGAACCAATTCTACAACATCCGCGCAGCCGCTACAGAAGGCGCTCCGAACGAGGTCTTCATCTACGATGAAATCGGGTTCTGGGGCACAACGGCGCAGACGTTCCACAACGCGATTCAGGCGTTGAGCGGCAAGATCGTGGTTCGCATCAACTCACCCGGAGGGAACGTGTTTGATGCAATCGCGATTCATTCAATGCTGTCACGTTTGCCGGACGTGGAGACCGTGACTGATGGCCTAGCCGCATCCGCTGCGTCCGTGATCTTCGCCGCTGGAAAAGCGCGCAAGATGGCCAAGGCTGCGTTCGTTATGATTCACAATCCTTGGTCCTACACCCAAGGAAGCGCGGACGACATGCGCAAGGAAGCGGACATTTTGGAAGGCATCACCAACGCGCTCGTAAAGCTCTACAAGGGCTCTTCTTCCAAGTCCGAGGAAGAGTTGCGCGAGATGATGGATGAAGAAACCTGGATGGATGGCGACGCCGCGCTTGCCGCCGGGTTTGCGACCGAGGTCTTCGACGCTCCAGTTGCCAAGGCAAGCGTCCGCTCTGACCGCTACAGCCGCACCCCAAAATCACTTTTGGCCCCGATGAACGGAGCCGAAAAAGCAGGAGACAACAGCACCATGAAGGAAAAGATTCTCGCCCTGTTGGGCGTTGAAGCTACAGCCCGCGAGACGTTCCTCGTGGGTGCCTTTGCCGCGCTTGGCGTGGACGACAAGGCAATCGAGAAAGCGCAGGCGTCCGGAGATTGCAACTTCCTCTCCGTCCATGTCGAGGCGCGCATCACAGACCTGAACAACAAGCTGGCCGCTGCGGAAGCACGAGCCAACGCGCAGGAAGGCATCGCCAAGGCGTTTCTGGATACGGCAGGCGTGAAGACCGCGCCCAAGGACGCCAGCGAGGCCAAGACGCTTTTCGCGTCCGCCGTCAAAACAGCAGCTTCCAAGGAAGCCGCCGAGATCCTCGCTTCGCAGGGTCAGACCAAGCCGGTCGACAATGCGCGAGCCGAGGCAAACACCAACCACTCTCCCGCTGCGGTCGGATTGGACCGCGTGGAGGCCGCGCTTCGCGCTCGTCGCGAGGCTGGCAACAGCAACAACTAACAAAGGACAAGCATGCCACTGCATACAATGCTTGAGGCCGCGGCACTCCAGAAAAACGACGTTGCCGTCGGGCTCATTGAGGAAAATCTCCGGTACGCTCCGGAGCTGATGGTCTTCCCGTCTCGGGTGATCACCGGGACGAACTACGAAGCCGTGATTGCTTCGGGCGATCCCACCGTCGGGTTCACCGCCGCAAACGATGGCCCCGCGCTGACCAAGACCACACTCCGCAAGGAGATGGTGACTTGCGGCATCTTCCGCGCCGCGGTTGAAATCGACCTTGCCGTTGAGAAGGCGTCGCAAGGCTCCGGGCTCCCCAGTCTTGAGTCCATCGAGTCGAGCCGCATTGCCCAAGCCGCAATGCGCTACATCGGCCGCCAGATTTTCTACGGCACCTCCTACGATTCCAAGGGCTTCGTTGGCCTCAAGGCGTTCACGCCTAAGACCGCCGCCGCAGGAACGTCCGAGATTGTCGTGGACGCCGGTGGAAGTGCCCCTAACAC